AAATAAAGACCCTAAAATTCTAAGAAAGTATCTCAACGATCCAGATAATAAGTATTTCAAATCAGCACCAACAAATCTCTGAGGATAACAAGATGGATTTATACAGACCTAGTGGAGTAACACAGAGCATCACAACGTCAGGTACCTCTGCTGTAATGTCCAGTGCAATAGCGGCGTCTACTTATGCGGTACTAATTACCGCATCTGCTGATGCCTATGTCACATTTGGATCAGCGCCTACAGCAACAGCAGCTAACGGCGTTATGCTTGCGGCAGGCTGGCCCACTTACTTTAGGATTTCACCCGGAGAAAAGGTGGCAGCCATACAAGTATCTGGCGGTGGAACAGTATACGTGTCTGAACTGACCAGATAATGGCGATCAATACGTATGCCACGCTACAGACGGCGGTGGCAAACTGGTTAGACCGCTCTGATCTAACTGATCGGATACCAGAGTTTATTGCTCTGGCAGAGGCGCGTATGAACCGCAATCTTCGGCTTGCGCTCATGCTCAATGTAGATCAAACTACATTGGGGGGTGCAACTACGCTTGTCGCAGGCACAAGGGATTATGACCTACCTTCTGGTTACCTACAGATGGTAGACTTTCATCTGAGAACCTCCCCCATTACGACCTTATCCTATCTTACTACAGAGAATATGAACAGGATGTGGGCTGGTAGTCAGGAAGGAAGGCCAAAGACGTACACTATTTTCTCTGATAATGCCAGCGGCACACCCACTAAGAAAGTGCGGTTGGGTCCGTCCCCAGATACTGCATATGATTATCAGATTATGTTTTATAAAAAGATAGACGCTCTTTCTACTGCTAATACCACAGAAGCAATGCTGACTGATAATCCTGATGTCTACCTTTACGGATCACTGCTAGAGGCAGAGCCATTTCTAATGAACGATCAGAGGGTGCCTCTATGGGCTGCCGCATTTAAGGAGGCAGTGGACTCATTACAAGAACAAGATAACAAAGACCGTCATTCAGGTAGTGCGATGAGGGTTATGAATACAGGTGGGTACTACTAATGGCATTAGACACTGGAAATTATATTAGCGATCTTAGTCGCTTAAATCCTACCGCAACTGACCCAGTTAGTGAGGGAGATGACGTTCTTCGTTTCGTCAAGAAAATTTTACAGAAAACCTTCCCGGCAGGAACAGACTCTACCGCTAATACTGGTGTAGGCCCAGATCAAGCGGTTCAGGTTATTATAGCAAAGTCTACGGCACCGACTATAGGTGGTACTGCAGCAGAATCTACAGGCTTAGTATGGCTTGATACGACAGCCAACTTACTAAAGATTCGCAATCAGGCTAATGACGCTTGGATTACATTAGCTATTGATCCTGAAACCTCAAACTCAGTAGATGTAAATGCAGGAACAGTGGATGGTGCGGTGATTGGTGGGACTACACCCGCTGCGATTACCGGCACAACTGTTGTAGCAAATACCAGTGTAAATATTGCCGGAGATGGCGCAACCGTAACAGGAATTAAAGATGAAGATGATATGTCCTCTGATTCGGCTGTTAAACTTTCTACACAACAGTCTATCAAAGCATATGTCGATTCACAGGTTACGGCGCAAGACCTTGACATTACTACTGACAGCGGCACTATCGACATTGATCTGGATTCAGAGACACTTACTGTTGCTGGTAGCGGTGGTCTTGACACAGCAGCGACTGGTACGACGGTTACTGTCAAAGTTACAGACGGAGGAGTAACCAACGCCAAGTTAGCGGATATGGCGGCTAACACCGTAAAGGTGAGAAATGCCAACTCATCTGGTGTACCGTCTGATGTTGCTCTAGCAACCACTGAAATCCTAATCGGGGATGGCACAGGGTTTACCGCTGCCGCATTGTCCGGTGATGCCACCATGACCAACGCTGGTGCAGTCACAGTAGCCAAGATACAGGGTGAGGCTGTAAGTTCCACTGCTGCCGCAAATGACCAATACTTAAAATACTCTAGCGCATCCTCAGAGTGGCAGAAGGTGAACGTAGTTGGTGATGATAAACTCACCACTAAAGGCGACTTGCTTGCTTATAACACCGTAGATTCAGAAACTAGATTCGGCGTAGGAACCAATGATTATATTCTTATGGCCGACTCTTCCGCTACTAACGGATTTGATTGGAAACAGATTGTTGACGCCTCTGTAGACGCTTCAGCAGCAATAGACGCCACAAAGATTGCAGACGGAAGTGTAACCAGCACAGAATTCCAGTATATCAACTCTCTTTCTTCAAATGCCCAAACCCAGATAGACTCTAAGGGTGCAACCGCTGGTAGCAGCAGCATTGTAACTGTAGGAACTGTAACCAGTGGAACATGGGAAGCAACAGATGTTGCGATTTTACATGGTGGAACCGGAGCATCTACAGACTCCGCCGCAAGAACCAACCTTGGTGTTGCTATTGGATCAGACGTTCAGGCTTATGACGCTGACACCGCTAAAACAGATGTAGACCAATCATGGTCTGGCTCCCAAAGAGGAACCCCACAAACTGTCACCGATGGCACCTTGGATTTGGATACCGGAAACAACTTCCTCTACACCCCCGGCGCTGCGGACACGTTGGAATTCTCCAACGAAACCACTGGTCAGTCAGGATTTATCAAACTGATCAATCCCTCTGCCTACACCATATCATTAGGATCAGAAGTAAAAGCGGTTTCCACATTCGCAACGGATGTGACAACCGCTGGCACTTATCTGGTGACTTACTTCTCTGATGGAACTGATGTTTACGTTTCCGCTTCTGCTGCGCTTGTCTAATGGCATTACTCCAAACAGGTCTTGCTAAATCATTAGCTGAAGACTACACCATTGATCAATCTCTGCGGTTTGATGGTACTTCTTATTTAACCAGAACTCCGGGTAGCGCAGGAAATAGTAAAACTTGGACTGTAAGTTTCTGGACTAAACTTGAAATTTCAGCGGCACAAAAGTTTTTTGATATAGGTACGGTTAGTTCTAGCGAAACTAATTTTGATTGGCAGGATGGAGTGCTCAACTTTAAGGTTCTTGCAGCTGGTTCGGAAAATACAACCACTTCGCTGTATAGAGATCCTTCAGCCTGGTATCACATGGTTGTTGCTGTAGATACAACCCAAGCCACAGATACTGATCGTGTAAAAATTTATGTAAATGGTGAACAACTAACTGATTTTAGTGCCACCAGTTATCCTGCACAAGATTCAGACACAAATATGAACACTACCAAGCAATACAATATTGGTAGGCTGGAACGTGGTGACCAACATAGGTTAGAAAGTTATCTTGCAGAATTTTATAGTATAGATGGAACTGCTTACGCTGCATCCGATTTCGGAGAAACCGATTCCGACACTAATCAGTGGAAGCCTATTGACGCATCTGGTCTGACATTCGGTACTAATGGGTTTTACTTGAAGTTTGAAGATTCTGCCGATTTAGGGAATGATTCTTCTGGGGAAGGAAATGATTACACCCCAACCAATCTAGCAGCTACGGATCAGATGGTGGATAGCCCGACTAATAACTTCCCCACATTTAATCCGCTGTGCAAAATTACTGCTGCTACTAACAGCAGTACGTTATCAGAAGGAAATCTTAAGGCAGTACCAAGTGGCTCTCATGCATGGCCCGGAACTTTTGCAGCAGATAGCGGAAAGTGGTACTGGGAAGTATTGTGGACAGCAGGAACTGCAACTGGCGGTCGATATATGGTTGTATTTGATGCTGGGAATGCAGATGAATGGAATGCAGGACCAGACATTGGTTGGGGAACCGGTAGATATGGAGTTGTTTATGATGGCAATGTAGGTGATATTTACAATAATGGTACTGGCAATATAACTCAGAGCGGATTAACGACTTTAACAGATGGAGATATTATTTCTGCTGCGTTAGACCTTGACGCCAGCCCTGCTACGGTTCAGTTCTATAAAAACAATGCAACGATTGGAACTGCGGAAGACCTCAATGCAAGCGCAAGTGGCATTTGGGGATTTGCAGTTAATTCAAATACTAACTGGACATGGTATTTAAATACAGGTTCTGATTCTAGTTTTGCAGGAGAAAAAACCGCACAAGGAAACCAAGATGGAAACAGTATCGGAGATTTCTACTACGAACCACCGTCAGGTTTTCTAGCACTCTGCACCAGTAATCTTTCTGATCCAGAAATCAAATTACCCGGTGATAATTTTAATACTATTCTTTATTCAGGAGATGATGCTAATCCAAGGACACTAACTGAAGTAGGGTTCCAACCCGATCTTACTTGGATTAAGTCGAGAACCGGAGCGTATTCACATCAATTGTTTGACGCTGTACGCGGAGCAGGTGAAGCCTTATACGCAGACAATGCTGCAGCGTCATATTCTGATAGTGCAACAGGACATTTATCAGCATGGACCGCTGATGGTTACACGGTTTCTGGATCAAGTAATACTGAAGAATTAAATGATACAGGACAAGACTATGTAGCATGGAACTGGTTAGGGGCAAACGGTACCGCCTCTAATGGAGATGGTGACATCACCTCTACAGTAAGCGTAAATTCTACGGCAGGGTTTAGTATTGTTAAGTACGCGGGAAGCGGAACTGGTGGAGATACAGTTGGACACGGATTATCTCAGACACCAGACTTAATCATAATAAAGAACAGGGATGCCATTACTAATTGGGTAGTGAATAGTCCAAGCATGGATAGTGCCTTTACCAAATGGATTATGAAATTAGATCTTGCGGAAGCACAATCTACGGATAGTGCTATATGGAATAACACCCCTCCGGGTGCCAGTGTGTTTACTCTAGGTACTGCTGGAGAGACAAATAGGAGCAATCCAGATAATTACATAGCGTACTGCTGGCATACAGTTGAAGGTTACAGCAAGTTTGGAACCTTTGAGGGAAATTCAAATGCTGACGGAACTTTCATCTATACAGGAATGAAACCTGCTTGGTTAATTCTGAAAAATGTAGATGGTGGGGCAGAGTGGTATATGTCAGATAGCAAGAGAAGTCCAATAAATGTAGTTCAAGGATTGTTATTGGCGGATCAAACCACCGTAGAAGATGATGACTTCATCATGGTTGATTATGTATCTAATGGATTCAAAGTAAGAAGTTCAGATTCTGCATTTAACACTAATACTATTTTTTATATGGCTTTCGCTGAATCGCCATTCAAATACGCAAACGCAAGGTAATAAATTATGTGGTATTCACCAAGTCATGGACTAATAAAAACACCAAGAGCCATTACCAAAGATGGTGTTCAGCATCCAAGGCAAATCTTTAGGAAATGGTCTAAAGCGGAACTGGCTAACATTGGATTTCATCCTGCACGTATGAGTGTTGCAGATCATCGCTACTACAACACAAGCGGTGAGGAGTACAACTTTGATGCAGCCACTAACGAATGGGTGGTGTCTTACGGTTCTTCCGCAAAGAATGTCGATGACATAAAGAAATCCATGAAAGCAAAAGTGAAGAGCATTGCATCTTCCACACTGGCTCAATCAGACTGGATGAGAATTAGAGAAGAGGATGGCGGAACTACGATGCCAGCAGACTGGAAAACCTACAGAGCAGCAATCAGAACAGAATCAAACGATAAGGAAGTAGTAATAGATGCTCTTGTCGATTTAGATGCTATCAAGGCTTATGATGAGGCTGGTGGTGTGACTGCTGGCTGGCCCAATGATCCTGACTACGTTGCTCCGTAATGGCACTGATCCCGATTGACAATGTTGGGCAGGTAGGTATCGTCAAGGATATAAACCCTTGGCAGCTTCCTCCCAATGTATGGTCTGATGGTAATAATGTCAGGGCAGAGCATGGTGCTATTGTTAAATCACCGGGCTATGCAGAGGTTATGGCGACTTGTCCTATTGTTCCTCTTTACATTACCAACCTAAATACCGCAGCAGACAACTACTGGATCATAGGTGGAACAGCGGCTATTCATGTATTTAAGGACA